GGGTGCTATATGATGGGATCGTATTCTGATGATCAGCTCTATGCCTTGCATCTCCCCTTGATTGAGGGAGGGCCGCTGACTAGAATTGTCCTCGCCCCCGATGTGGACCAAATGGACTCACGGTTGACAACGAAGATGGGCATCCTGTTTAAGCAGGTGCTAGCCAGTGTCTACCCTGGAATCAAGACTTCCCGGTGGGCCCCAATTGTCTCTATGCTCTGCGGAAGTGCCTTGGGCACGCCCGTGGTTGCGTTTAAGACTCTTGTCGTGGCCTTTAAAGACCATCTGGCGACAGGTGTCGCAGGCACAACAATTTTTGATGAGTTGCTCTCCAAGCTCATGTTTGTATTAGTTGGTCGACTCGAGAGTGAGCTGATGGCGAAGCTGCCCCCGGGCACCTTGACCTTGGACGTTTGGAAGCGGGATGTCCTGCTTGTTGCTGCCACCCAGCTTGGGATGGTGCTCAAGCCGGAGACCTTGAAGGAACATCTTGTCACAGACGATGGGTGCACTGCACCGTTCTTGGGCTGCAGGTTGCAGCTGGCGCGCCCAGTGGGTGAGCCCCAAAGCTTCTATATCCCTGTAGGGGACATTAGTAAGCTCACTGGCTCCCTGTTCTGGTACACACGTGCCGCTCGCAACCAGACGCAGGCTGAGGACGATTCTTTGCAGATGGAGCGTTCGCGACAGTTGATAGCGCAGGGGCTGCACACAGTCCCCGCTCTCTACAAGTCCGTGCGCGCCTGGTACCAGTCTTGCCTCCGTGCTGGAAAGACGCCTCTTGGCCCCACTGCCCTGGGTGCGATTGGTGATGATGAGAGTGATTTGCATGTGGCTGATGTCACCATGATGCACATGCCGGTGCTGACTGGTGGCGACTTCCCGTCGATCAACAAGATCCTCTCTCTCTACGCCCCGCCTGGGATAACCTTGTCTGAGGAACAGGTGTCTGTGAACGCTGACACCACAGTTTCGAATGTCCCCGCCGAAATCGGCGCTTGGGGGGAGGAGGAGGAGGATTCGCTGGATGTGCTGATGAATCGGGGTGCCGCAGGTGCCTCGACCACCGTTGAAGTCCCGCCCGTGGCTGCCAAACGTCTTTACGTTGAGATGTACACAGTCTCGCCTGGGTTGGGCATCGCCTTCGGCCTTTCTTCCCCTTGGACCCGTGAGCAGAAAGAGGCTTTTAACAAGCAAGTTGCGGACCGCCGCGCATTGAGGCAAGCCATGACAGATTCCCGAGCGACGCAACTTAAGACGTTGTTCAAGAAGCGTGGCAACCATCGTGTGGCTGTTTTTGAGGACGCTGAGTCAGAGAAGTCTGTCGATTACGCTTCCGACTACGATGAGTATGAAGATTATATTCGGAGTGGCGCTATCGATGAGGACGACATCACCATGATGGACTTTGACGAAGCCGCTCGAGAGCGTGGCTATAAGATGGAAGTGAGGAGACTACAGTTCGTCTATGGCCAGGACCCGACAGTGCGTATAGAGCCCGATGAGGACTACCTTGAGGACAAGCTCG